ATGGACTTTTCAGTGCGCGTTGTATATGACTGGCATGGTGAGGAAACGCTTTGTACCGGGAAAGAGGTGACTGCGTTCTTCTTTATGGAGCATCCATTTTTGCCAGGGAGTCACTTGTCGGAATATACAGATGACGAAGGCGTAGCCTATTTTACGTGCGACTGGGATACTGATGAAGAGGATATTCAGATTGGTGTTGGTTCGATGGAGCTTATGAAGTATCACGTAGAGGACGGCGACCAAATAACCGTTAATTGCGAATTGTAGTAAGCCTATTCTCCAGTAAGTAGCAAAGCATTTTAGCCCGTGCGTCGGCTTCGGTGTCAGCTTCTTTAACGAGCTGGAAGTCATTACCATCTTTGGGATTCTCATACCATACCCTAAATCCAGTATCGCCTTTTAAGCATTGTCTATACTCATATTCGTATTCGTAATATCGACCGTCTCCTTCAAGAATTAGACTTGCTGGCAACATCTCCCCCAGCTCGGCTACGGTGAAGGCGGAATAAAAAGCCTTACTGCCATACGTCGGTTGTTGTTCAGCAAGTACAAGGTAAGACCCATTATGTAGAATCTGTCCGCCAGCCACTATTTTTGCTTTAGGTGTCCAATGCCACAAACTCTCCTGCTTCAGTCCAAGCTCCTTTAGCCGTTTGGCAAGGTCTAAACTAACGCACTGTTCTTCTAAACGCATACATTCCTTTTGAGATTGCCTTTTTGTGGGCAGTCGTTAATCGTTTATAGGTGCGCCCGGCTCGGGCGTTTCTTATCCATTGAGGTGTTTGGTCGTACTGGCGATGACACAGAGTACAAAGCATCCAAAAGTTCTCGCGCTTATGTGCATAAGGCAATCCCTTACGCTTTGCCCAGTGATAACGTCCAGTATGCTTATATGCAGTGATATTGTCGCAACGAGTAGCTTTGCCAAAGTGCCTGACCAGCCACTTATGGATTGCATCGTATCCACCACCGCGTAAACTTCGTGGGAGGCTCGCTAACATTCTAGTGTGTGCCTTCTGAGCTGGACTGCGCCTATGCTTGCCTGAGCAGACCTGTTTTGATAATTCCATGGTTGTTTTGTTAATGCTAAGGTGGACGGTGGTTAGTAAGTACGCTACTTACTCCTAATAGTTTTTGTTACGGTGTCTTTAAGGTTTTCGGACACCCTGCGTTTATAATCCACCGCCCGCCCCAGCCGCCCATTCAGAGATGAGCGGGGGGAGATATTAGTCTGGGTTCAGAACCACTCTATTGATGTTGAAAATCATCTCCGAGTGTCCGTCTTCAAAATAGACTGTCCAATACCATCTGTCACCTTCGCCTTGAGCTGCATGAGCTTCAATTTTTGTGACGCCGTTTTTACCTACTTCGCGCACTGTTTTGTATTGGTCATCTTGCCAGTCGTAAACAATATATTGTATTGTCATGTCGTAGGCAGTAGGATGCCAGCCGTTTAATTCTTATCGTAGTATTCGTCAGCAAGCTTTCTTAAGTTAATGCCCAATCGTACGGCCCACGCCTCCATAGTTTTCGCTTGGGTGTCCATCTCCCGAAAGAACAAGGCGTCATTCGCCAGTCGGGCAACTTCTCTAAACCTACAAACCATATCGTATGCGCACGCCTTCTCAATATTTACCGCCTGACCGATTTTGGTGAAGTTCATACATTTGACAAGTTAGTTTGTTAGTCTTATGCTTAGGGCAACTGCCCTCATTTACTCCGAAACCAAAATGGAGTTTAACCTAGCCAAAGCCATCATCATGCCTTACGCGCGCCGGGGGAAACTGTTTCCCGCCAGTCCGGCTCTTTCGGCGATGGTTAATGAACGAATAGATAGGCTAACGCGGGAATTAGCAAGGCAAACAGCGGCCAGGGAAAGCCGAGCTCAGGCTCCGGCTGCCAGTGGCAGCGCAGAGCCGAGCGCAAGGGTAGCTTAGGCATATTCCTCCTCCAGTTCCTGCTCTACCGGCTCATCAGCCTTTTCCACGCAGTAGCGGCAGTTAGCGGAAGGGTGGCCGTTGTGGTCCCGCAGATGTTCCTGTAGCTCCAAATCCCCCTCGGTTGTAATATCCCGTAGCAGTTGCGCGGGCGACACGCTCAAGGCCTCAGATACGTCTAGATAAGTATTTTTCATATTTGACATAAGGTTATAGGTTAGCTTGTTAAGTGGTTAGGGGGAAGGTTTAGGCTCTCTGTCTATCCAATCAATAGGTTTCAAGCCGCTGTCTTCCCCTCACATATTCATTTTAGCAAGCCTACAATTAGCGTCAAGATAGCGTAAACATTGAGGATTTAGCATATTGATAGAAGTTATCCACAAGTAATTAATAGAAACCATGAACGGCAGGCAGGCTAAAAAGCTTAGGCAGTTAGCTCGCAGGAAAGAGAATAAGGAGCTTCTTGAAATACATCAGTCGGTGGAGAAGTATTTAAAGCAACTGGTTAAGCCGGCGCCGCGCTGGATACCGACTAAGGTATGGCGCGGAGTGGCGAAAGTGTTCTTGAATATTTGATTTTTGACCAATATGGCAAGAGGCGGAAAACGAGAAGGAGCCGGCAGACCCGTGGCTCAACACACGATAGAGGCAGAGGCGGCAAAAGCGGCTCTCGTTGAGGCGTTTGTAAAAGACAAAGACAAGATTTTCGCCGCGCTCATTAAGCGGGCTAAGACCGCTGACGTTCCCGCGATAAAGGAACTGTTTGACCGGGTGTGGGGTAAGGCAGAACAACCGATAACCGGCAAAGGCGGCGGAGCAATTGAACTTGCATGGCTCAACGAATTACAATCCCCTACAATCCAAGGCACTGGGCCGAAACCCTCCACGCCAGCACAAAGCGCTGGATAGTCCTGGTATTACACCGCCGCGCCGGCAAGACCACAGCCGTACTGAATCACCTCCAGCGAGACTGTATTCGCACGCCGAACGCACAGTTTGCCTACATCGGCCCCACCTACAAGCAAAGCAAACGGGTAGCGTGGGACATTGCCAAGCATATCAGCCAAGACATTCCAGGTGTTGAGTATAACGAATCGGAATTAACAATTAAGTATCCCAATAACAGCAAGCTCGTTCTCGTTGGTTCGGATAATCCTGATAGTTTGCGCGGTCCGGCCTTGTGGGGCGTTGGTTTTGACGAGTATAGTCAGCAGCCTTCGAACATCTTCTCCGAAATCATCAGCAAGTGTTTGGCCGACCACCTCGGATACGCAATCTTCTTTGGCACCCCAAAAGGTAAAAACGAATTTCACAGAATCTACCAGAACGCTAAGAACAATCCCGATTGGACAGCACAGTTTAAAACCATAGACGACAGTTTGCGCGAGGAGACCGGCGAAACCATAACCAACCTGAAGCAGGCGTTGGAGGATGATAGGAAGCTGGTCCAGCAAGGGCTAATGACACAGGATGAGTTTAATCAGGAATGGTACTGTTCGTTCGAAGCGGCAATCAAGGGAGCTTATTACGCCACCCAAATTGCCACCGCCCGCCAGCAGAATCGCATAAAGTTTGTACCTTACGATGCTTCCCTTCCTGTATTTATGGTTTCAGACTTGGGAGTCGGCCAGGCCTTCGCTACAGGCTTCTACCAGAAAAGTGGCGGCGAGCTCCGCATGATTGATTACTGGGAAGGGCAGAACACGGACGGCATACCGCAGGCAGTCAAAGCCGCAAAGGACAAGCCCTATATTTACCGCAAGTGGTTCCTACCGCATGACGCTCAAGCCAACAGCATAGATACCGGCCAGACTCGGGTTAAGACCATTAAAGACCTTTGGCCTGATATCAAGGTTGAGATTGTGGAAAAGCTTTCGGTTGATGATGGAATAAACAAAGGTAAGTTGATGTGGGCGCACCTATGGATTGACGAAAGCAAGTGCCACTTGTTCCTGGATTATATACCACAGTACAGACAGCGCTGGGACGAGAACCGGGGAATGTTCCTTGAAGAGCCGTATCACGACTTTACGAGTCACGCCGCAGATGTTCACCGCATGTCAGCTATATCCGAAAACAAGATGAGAAATGAAGCTTATGGGAATAACACCCAAGCAGGCGGCATCGCTAGACAATATCCCCATTTAGGCATATGACCAAACCTCTAAAACTATGGTTAGTGAAACGCAAAGTGTTGGCAACCAGCCTACAACAGGCTCTCCGCGCAAAAGGCCGAGTTTACTCAGTCGATGAAGCAGCTAAGGAGTTTCAACCAGAAGACAAACCCAAGAAGAAAGTAGGCTTTACCAAATAACCGTTTTACATGAAACAAGTGGACTACTCCACAATTCCATACGATGACAACGAACGCAGCGCGTCCAAGTTTCGTGAACGCCGCCACCAAGAGTGGACGGACAACTACGAGCTCTATCGCAACAAAGTCATCTTAAACCGCCTCACCCAGCGCCAGGCTGTCAACATCCCGTTGATGAAAGAAACGCTGAAAACCATCCTTGCAAACACGGATGAGTTTCCGGCTATTGAGTACGAGGAATTGGGTAACGACAAGGACAAGGAAATCCTGTTCAACGAGGTTTGGAAAGACTACACCATCCAGGACAAGCTGGAGCTGAAAGACATCGTTGACAAGAAGCAGGAGTATCTCTACGGCCGCACGTGGCGCAAGCTGAACATCAGAAACGGCAAGATTGAAACTGAAATCAAGGAGCCCTTTGACATGCTGGTGGACAGGTACGTTGACCCCACTGACCTTGAAACCGCCCGCCATATCATTGAGAGCGGCATTTTCCAAAGCATTGATGAGTTGGAAAGCAACCCGTTGGTAAACAAGCAGGCTTTAGACCGGCTCCGGCTGTTTTACAGCGCCACTGACATGGGCTTACAGCGCGCCGAGGAAATCACCAAGACCATGCTGGCACGTAACCAGCGCCTCATTGACATGGGTGTGCCGGACATGAACATGCCCATGCTGGGGCAGACCATGATTGAGCTGAAAGTCCACTATGTCAAGATTTACGACGAGGATGACAAGCAGGACCACATCCACGTCATTGTGCGGAGCGTGGGCGCTTTGGGCGGCTCACCTGGTGGCGACATTTCCAGTGGCTCCGAAGTCCTATTCGGCAAGCCCTTAAAGGAACTCTTGGGCGTGGACTTCTACCCGTTCGTTACGTGGGCTGACGACCCGGAGCGCAACGACTTCTACAGCGATGGCGTGGCCGATATCGTCCGCATACCCAACCAGGTGCTCAATGTTTGGTTTTCCCAGCTCGTGGAGAACCGGACTTTGCGCAACTTCGGCATGCACTTCTTTGACAGCACCGCCAACGAGAATTGGTCACCGCAAGGCTGGACACCGGAGCCGTGGGGCTTCTATCCGCTGCCCGGCAGGCCGGAGGACATCCTCAAACAGGTGGAGATTCCCGAGCTGGACAACGCCATGGAGGAAATGGACTATATCAAGCAGCTCGTACAGGGCGCCACGGCCGCCACAGCCGTTAAGCAAGGTCAGTCCGACAAGGGCGAACAAACCCTCGGCGAGGTGCAGCTCACCACGGCCGCGGCCAACGAGCGCATTACCTCAATTTCCAAATTCTACATGCTGGCCCAGCGCGAGTTTGGCTGGAAGTGGGCCCAGCTCATGATTGCCAACGCCGACAAGCTGGACGAGATTAAGGTCTACAAGAAATCGTTTAAGGGCAATTACTTCAAAAAGGTCATCAAGTCCAAGGACTGGAAGACCAATGAGGGCTATACCTGCCGCGTGGTTTCCTCTGCTGAGCGGGAGCAGGACGACATCAAGACCTTGCAGAAGTTTCAGGCAGTCGCCAGCCAGTTCCAAGGTAACGCTGCCATGGGGCGGATTTATCAGGAGAAGATGTTGGATTTCCTCGGTCTCACGCCCGACCAGCAGAGCGAAGTGATGAACGCTCAAAAGCAGCAGCAACAGGCGCAGCTCATGGGGTCTGGTGGTCAGCCAGGCCAAGGCGCGCCACAATCGCAGCCGACGCAACCCCAGCCAGTTCCCCAGCCAGCCTAATTAACTCATTTACACAATGGATTCCTTGCTAGACAAATTTGGCGTAAAGTTTGAAGACTTAAACGCCGCCGAACGCGAGACGTACAGCCAATGGCTCCAGTCGCTATCAAAGAACACGCTCACAGTCGGCTCAGTCCGTGATTACATTCAGGCGATGAAAGACCAGGTGGAAGCCGAGCTGGTAACGTTTACCGAACCAAAGACACTTTGGGATTTCCTTTTTAGACGGAAGAAGGACGTCTATTTGACCGCCCGCCTCAGAAACTATATGCTTTTGTTAGCATTCCTTACGGGCCCCGAGAAAGCCAAAGCGGCTTTAGAACGGAGCCTCTCAAACATCAAACCTAAGCATTAACACAATAACTTATATGGAAGACAGCGACAAAACCAAGCTTGATGAGCTGCGGAAGAAACATCCCGGCTCACTCACCGAGTCAGACCGCGCGTTCCTCACCGCCCGGCGCTCCTATCTGCAACCTCACGAATTGCAGGCTTTCGGCATCGTAGAAGCCGAGCTACAAGACCCGGACAAACAACCGGAAGAAGCCAAGGACGAAGTTATCCCAGAGGACGCGCCAGTTCCGGTAAAGCCAGCCAAGAAGCCCAAGGCGAAAGCCAAGGACGAAGTTGTAGAGTAATTTAAACAGTAACCTCTAATTGAAAGGACAGTATTATGTCAGACGAAAGACAAACCTACCGTGTGTTATCCGAGGTTAAAATCTTGGACACGGTGTATCCAGTAGGCGAATTAGTGGATTTAACAGAGGAACAGGCCGCGCCTCTTTTGGCCGCGACACAGATTGAGTTGAAGACAGCCCCGACACCCGAAACCCCGCCCACTCCTCCAGTGCAACCCACAGTCTAGTTTCTTTTACCTTAACAAGCCCAACCCCTCTTGCAGGGACGGCATTCAAAGGACAGTTTATGCCAGACAACATCCCAACCCCGCCCGGCGGGACGGAAGACCTGGAACCGGTCACTCCACAAGCTGACCAAGAAGTAGTGCCCGAGACTCCCGCTCTAGAACCCGAGCCTCAACCGCAGGAACCGCAGCCACAACCTGAGCCAACTCCTCAGCCGGCACCGGAACCCGCACCCGCCACGCCAGCTCAGCCGACCGTTGAAGAACGCTACCGGCAAAGCTCCAGCGAGGGCATAATTCTAAACTCCAAGAACAAGAGTTTGGAAGATATCCTTCATAAATTAACCAGCGAAGACACACCCAACGAGCCAGAACTTCTTGCCGAATACCCGGATTACAAAGCGTACAATGCCGTCACCCAAAAGTTGATGCGCGATACGCTGGAAAACAAGAAGCGCCAGATGCGGATAAACCTCACGCTCATCGAGCAGGAGGCCAGCCGCAAATGGGAGGCGGACCTCAGGGCGCTCACACGCAGACCTGAATACACCACGCTTAGAGGCGACGAGAAGTTCGAGGAATTCGTTTTCAAACCCCAGCACAAGGGCGTTGACATCCAAACGCTCGCAGACGCGTACCTTGTACGTTCCGGCCGCACGCAACCCGCGCAGCCACCTGTTACTCCTCCAGCCAATCCTTCCCCGGCGCAGCCCGCAGGCGGGTTACCCAGAGGCAGCGGAGGCCCGAGAGGACCTGTCAAGCAGCAGAAGATTACGCTTGAGCAGGCCAAAGTCATCAGGGAAACCAACTATAAAGAGTACATGCGCCTCGTTCGTGCGAACCTGATTGAAACCGAAGTCTAACCCTCACTTTCAGCGGTTTGTGTCTAGCTCCCAACTAAACCCATGCCATCCTCATACGGCACCAAGTTAGCGGAGGCCTTTTCGCAGAAGCTTGTAAAAGCTATTTACGAATACGCCCCCATTGAGGAAGTGGTCAATCGCGATTACGAAGGGGAAATTGACGCTGTCGGCTCCAAGCTGAACATGCTCAACTTTGCCCGCTTAACCGAGCAGACCTACAACGGGGCGAACCTCACGCCCGCCGACCTCACCGAGGTCAATAGTCAGTTAACCATAGACCAGTGGAAATCGTTCTACTGGCGTGAGAAGACGATAAACAAGTTCCAGAGCTACATCAAGGAACCGAAAGGTACAGTCCTTGAGCAGACCGCCAACGAGCGCAAGAAAAACATCATGAAGTTCTTGATGGGTTTCTACACCAAAGCGGCTGCGGGCTCTGCGGTCGGTGTTGATTACACCACCGGCACTGTCACTGTTGACAGCTCCGGCAATGTCACCGGCTCCGGCACCACCTTCACCGCTGCCATGGTAGGCTGCGGATTCCAGGCTACGGGTCAAACCGCCTGGTACCGAGTTGCTACGTTCACCGATACCACTCACATCACCATCGTCAATGACACCGACGACGATGTGGCCAGCGGCACCTACACCGGCGGCGCCATTGGCGCGGGTGCTTCCTATACCATCCAGGCCGCTACCGTCAAGACCATTGACGACAGCACTACCGGCGCGCATTTCCTAGATATGTGCACCACGCTGAAACAGCGCTTGGACGAGAACGAAGTCCCGGACGAAGACCGCTTCCTGTTTATTCCTCCGGCGGGCATGACTGCTTTGCTAAAGGACAGCAGCATCAAGCTGAACGTTCCGGCCGCTTACGAAGATTTGATTGTCAAAGGCTTCGTGACGGAATTAGAAGGCTTCAAGGTCTTCAAAGTCAACCGCCTGGTTGGCGACAACACCAACGGCTACCACGTGTTAGCCGGTCAGAAGAACTTCTTAACCTTTGCCGACAAAGCTTTGAACGTTGGCATGGAAGAAGACCTGATTGGTAACTTCGGATCAGCGTATAAGGATTTGTTCGTTTACGGCGCGAAAGTCGCCGATGAACGCCGCAAATTCGGCGCGACTGCTTTCGTCAAGTTCACCGCCTAAGTACAATATCCCCGGCTCGCCCAAAGTGGGCCGGGGTTTTCCCCTATCAACTAATCTATTACTCTCATGTCTCGTACTAAATCTATCGGCTTTCCGAACTCTGAGGGCGAATTGTCCACGGTGCTCGACAAGCTGCAAAGGTCAACAACCAGCGAACTGTTGACAACCGGAGCCTTGGCCATTCACGGTGCGGGCTCAGCGCTGGCAAAGACCGTCAACACCATCTATTTCATGATTGACGGCCAGGTCTACTCCAAGACCGCAGCCGACTGTGCCGCGCTTGTTGGTACCGTCACGAATGCCAAATTTAACGTCTTCGTGTTCTCCGTTAACGCCGCAGGTACCTTTGCCACACAAATGGGAACTGAGGCCGCCACTTTGGGCGGTGTCGTTTTCCCGGCCGTTCCTGACGGCTCCGTAGCAGTCGGCTTCGTCATCATCAACCCGACCGGCACCGGCAACTTCACCGGAGGCACCACGCCCTTGGACGATGCAACCGTTGTCCCGAACGCTGTCTACGTTAACACACTGGGCGATTTCTTCCCCCAGTATTCCACCCTCTAATCCGCTAATCCACTCACCATGCCACAAAACTTCCTCACTCTGAGTGACTTGCCGGCAGACGTACAGGCGCAGGTTAACTCAATTCTGGCAATTCCATCCGCGAAGCGCACCGCTTCCCAAACGGCATTCTTAAACGCACGTGTCCCGCACTTGTCCAATGTGGTTATCCGCATGGACCCAGCGAACACGTATATTGCAGAGTGCTCAGGAACCTCGGTTCCGAGTAATGGGCTCTCCGGTTTTGCCAAGAACTGTTTCTTCTACAAGACCGACGCGGTGGCAGGAACCAGCGGCTTGTATACCAACGTCGGCACAATTTCATCCTGTGACTTCAAACTTGTCACTAACGCGTAGTTCCCAGGCTCTGGGCTCTCCCCAGGGTTCAGGGTTTGAGAATTAATTAATCACCACATCTATGAACGATAAAGGTGCAAACGCGGAGGTCTCTGTGCCTCTGCAAAGGCAGACCGGACTGTTTGCCCGGCTGCTCAAGAAGTTCCTGCTCACTCAGGTTGGCAAACACTTGGCTTTTCAGTTCGGACTGCGCGGCTTCAACCGTGTAGGCTACCAGCTCATTAAGTTTAAGGGTTTTGACAAAGACGGCAATAAGATTTACGCCAAGCCGGGGCTCTTGAACTTTGTCTACAACTCCCGTGTCAACAAAGGAGCGGCCTTGCAGGCTTCCCTAATGTCCGGCTCAGCATTGGGGAGCATCTCGTCACCGTTGCCGCCGCTATACATTGCGTTGTCCACGGCTTCGCTGACTCCCGCCTATGGCGACACCACTTTGACCTCTGAAACTGTTGTCGCTGGTATCGCTCGCGCTCTCGGCACAGCGCAAAACTATGTCTCGCCTGGCACTACCGTTGACGGGGCGGCCTCCTACGATGTCTACAAGCAGTTCACTTTGACCGGCGCAGGGACGACTGTAGTCTCTACGGGTCTATTTGACGCGGCCTCTACCGGCAACCTCTTTGCGGAAGTTAACTTCGGCACTTCGGCGGTTATGGCCACAAACGATATCTTGCAGGTAACTTGGACGGTAAACATCTAGCTTAAAAGCTTTTTCTGCTTCCGAGTTTCGGGGGCAGGGATAAGGTTTTAACTTTATGGCCGCAGTAGAACTATACTCAACTCCTCTCTATTCCGACGCTAACCTCGTTGCGTATTACCGTTTGGAAAATACCTCTGACAGTAAGGGAAGCAGAACACTCACAAACAACAACTCGGTTACATTTACCAGCGCAAAATTCAACAATGGAGCAAACTTTGGAACAACACTTGCGAATGACCTATGGCTGTCTTACCTTGGCGATAACTTAGGGATAAGCGGTGGAGCTTGCAGTCTGGTCGGGTGGATTAACGTCAACACCCAAATCAACGGCACGGCAGTAAACTATGATTTTTTCTCTCAAAGCGATAATACTACCCAAACGGATTATTATATTGAGTATTATTACAATAGTGGCAGTCCCCAGCTAATTTTCGCCAGAGGACGTAGAGTAACAGGCGACCAGACAATCCCATATAGTATTACTCTCACAGTCGGGACTTGGTATCATGTTGCCCTGACTTATAACGGAACCACATTAACAGGGTACTTAAATGGAAGCGTGGTGGGAACTCCAATCTCTGCCAGTGGAAATGGCAGTTCAACTCAATATACAAATGGCTGTAGTATTGGTGCGAGAGTTTACAATTCTTCATTCCTGAACCAATCACTAATTACGGCTGATGATGTTGCTGTTTTCTCCCGTGCTCTTACCGCTACCGAAGTTTCCAACCTTTATAACGGTACCTGGAGTACCACTTACCCCCGCACCGCCTCGGTTTCAGTCAGCAAGTCAGCTTCCCGAGTGGCGACCGTAGCCAGACTGTTTACCGTCAAGCGTGCATCATCAGCCACCGTTTCCCGAGCGGCGAGTAGGTCAGCAACCGCCACTAGAGTAAAAGGGTTTGTTCGCACAGCAGCAGCCAGCGTTTCCAATACCGTCTCAAGGCTCGCTGCGGTTGGCCGAAAGCTCACGTATCTCCGCACCGCCTCTGCATCGGTATCAAACAGTGGAACTGGCATAGTAGACAGTTACAGCGAGACAAACTACTCTGGCAATTCCCAATTGGGCGGTGGAGCGGCTGAGAACACCAAGATTGGCCAGGCATTTCTCGCTACAGCAAACGTCTTGGATAGTTGCAAGTTCTACTTGATGAAGTCTGGCTCTCCCACAGGAAACGCAGTTGCGACTATCTATGCCTTAACCGGAACGCCGGGCACAAATGCCGTACCCACTGGCGCTGCCTTAGCTACATCGGGTTCAGTGGATGTGTCCACAATAAGCGGGGTTACCCATCAGCTAATAACGTTTTCCTTTAGTGGGGCCAACCGTATTTCTCTTTCAGCCAGTACCTATTACGGAGTTACGATTGAATACAGTGGCGGTGATAGCTCAAACTTTGTTTTCGTTGGTTCTGGTGGTACATATCACGGCAACCCATACTCTTGGTCTGGTTCCAGTTGGACAGCGGGCTTTGCGAGCAATGACCTCATTTGGTATGTCTATGGAGTCGTGGCCCGACTGGCCACCGCCAACCGAGTTAGGACTATTGTTCGCGCTGCGGCTGCCTCAGTGTCCAACACGGTATCGCGTCTGGCCGCAGTAGTTCGTAAAACCACCTTTATCAGAAAAGCGTCCGGTTCAGTATCCAATGCAGTATCCCGTCTCGCTACAGCAGTCAAACAACGCATTATCAAGAAGACCGCCGCAATATCCGCTTCCAACGCGGTCAGCAGACTTGCCACAGTTGTCAGAAAGACTACCTTGAACCGCGCCGCAGCGGCCACCACAAGCCGCGCAGCCTCAAGGAGCACAACGGTGGCAAGAGGCTTCGTCCTGATTCGCAAGGTCTCTGCCGCAGTGTCTAACGCCGCCGGCAGGCTGGCTACCGTTGTGGCCGGTAAGATCCACATCATTATCCGCACAGCCTCGGTTTCAACTTCAAATGCAGTTGGCCGATTGACCGCTATCGCTCGCTCCTTGACCTCAAAACGCACTGCCTCCGCGGCGACGAGCCGTTCAGCCTCACGGAGTATCACCGCTACCAGAATCAGCACCATGACCCGAATAGCGACAACGGCAGTATCCAACGCCGCCTCAAGGCTCGCTTCAGTGGCTAGAAAGCTAACCATACTGCGTCATCCTACAGCCACGGTCTCAAATGCCGCTTCAAGGTTTGCAACGGCCATTCGAGGGTTTACCTACATACGAAACGTCTCGGTCTCTGTCTCAAATGCAGCTACGCGATTTGCCAGCGCAGTAAAAGGGAAGATTGTCAAACGAATCGCCTCAGTAACGACCTCCTATGCCGCCGCCCGCTTGATAGTGGTAACCCGCTCAATGACCTTTATTCGGAATGCGGTAGCCATGGTAAGCAATGCGGCAAGCAGACTGGCAAAGGTCAAAGTCTACCTCAATGGCCTCCTGGTAATGTACGCCAATAAATACTTCAAGCAGAACAGTTCCTATGGCAACAAGTACAACCAGCAAGGCACGCCATACAGCGACAAGCTAAGTCAGCAAAATACTTCCTACTCTAACAAATATCAACACCCGCAATGATTCAAGTTGAACCAATCCAAAACTTCAATGGGTTCGGGATAGGCGCCCAGCAGGGCGAGTATTTCTATTCTCAGGGAATGTGCAAAACCCAGTTTGGCCTCACGCCGAATTGGGCAACCACTGACGAAGTAACCTCCGGCACGCTTTCTGGGCTTAGCCTCACGAACTGGTTTGCGACGAACGGCAGTTCCGTGTTTGCCTATGACCAGAGCGGAAATATCTACACTGCCAACCTGTTTTCGCTGAATTGGGCCAAAGCCTATACTCTGGCTACCAACTCGCATGGCAACGGCATGATTGTTGACCAGACCGGCCGTGTCCTTATTGCCGGCGACCGCTACCTTTCCAAATGGGACGGCGCCACCGCAGCGACGACAGCAGGGACCGTCCAGGTAAATACGAGCAGCTCAGCGGTCATCGGGTACAGCACGAGCTTCACTTCGGCTATGGTCGGCAAACAAGTCACGTTCAGCCTTCAATCAGGCGTAATCTATACCGTCTCGACGGTAACTGATTCTACCCACTTGACATTAAGCTCCAACTACACAGGCACAGGAGGTTTCGGCAACTATTCCATCTATATGGGTTCAACTGAGCAGTGGAAAGATTTCGGTTCAGCCTTTTCCACGTTAGGTCTGCGGCAGATGGACTTATACGAGGACTGGGTTGTAATGGCCAATGTCAATAATGTGGCCATATTGAACGTAACCGATGACTCCTTTAACAACCAAGGTCTCGAATTGCCGAGCGGATACACCGTTGCCACGCTAAGGGCCGGGCTTTCAGGCATCCTTGTCGGCGTAAACACTAACACGAAAGGCGCGATATTCCTTTGGGACGCGGTTGCCAATGGTTCCATTTCAGAATGGATTTGGTTTAATGCCAACATCAAAGCCATCGTCCCCACCAACGAAGGATATCTCGGCTATTACGTCATCACCACTCGCGGCATCTACCTGACTAATGGCTACATCGTCACGCCAATTTACGAGATGCTGCCGGACGACCGCCTCACATTCAGCTATATCATCAACAACCTGACGCCAAACAGCATAACTCTAATTGGCAGGTACTTGGTCTTTTTTGGTGGTAGCGGCTTCGCGCGCAGAGGCCAGGGGATTTACATTTTCAATATTGAGACCAGATGTTTCGAGTTCGCGCCAGTTTCCAATGGGGTTCAATACAATCTCAGCATGGGAGGCGTCTTCTTTGACGGTGTCTATAACGTCCACCTCGGCTATTCGTCTGCTCATCCGGCCACGACCGCCATCGCGAAACTGGTAAACGCGCCTCCGACATCAGCCTATTACATCACGGAGCCGAAAGGCTTAGGGGACGGCAAGACTTCGTTCGCCGGAAACGAGAAGACGGCTGACGCCGCCAAATTTACAATCCTTGAGAACCCCCGGTCAAGTTCGGTCGGAGCAAATACCTATTCGGTAGCACTGAAAGTCTATAACTTCCAGCGCTCCCTGTACTCAACCCTCACAACCGTAAGCGGGACCCTGAATACCACCCACATTACCGTTAACGGCACAGTCGCGGGAGGCATCCCAGTAGCGCAAATTGGGGATGAGGTAACCGTCCTTGAAGGAGTCAATGCCGGGCAGGTGGCGCACATCACCACCATAGCCAATCAGGGCACAAGCCAGGAAACCTGGACTGTCACCACCTTGCCCAACACGACCGAGGTCGGTGTCTCGATTTCCGTCTCACCATTCAAGCTCGTGCAGACGTTCACTTTCTCAAATCTCGCCCAGCTTCGGGACGTGTACTTTGACATCAAGAACAAATACAAAGGCAAGCGGTTCTTGTTGAAGCTTCTTTTTACAAACATCAGCAACACCGAACTGGATATTACAGACGGCCAGTTCATATACTCAGACCAAGGACTCATAACATCATAGTTTTATGGACCAAGCCCAACTCAACCAAGAAGTCAAAAACGGCAATGTAAAGTTCATGGCGCCGTCTCAAGCCCAGCCACAGCCCGAAGAAGATGACCAGGTGATGAACCAGTTTTTAAGCCTGCTAACGACCATCAGGCAACTAAAGCAGCCGCTAACCGCCGCGCCGACCTCCGCCCCGAAATCGTTTCCCGACCAAATTCAGTTTGAGGATGACGGCACTACGAAATCTCTTTGGCTCTACATCAACAATGTATGGCAACAGTTTATTCCGAGCACGGGCACCTTTGTTGAGGTAGGAACAGCAGCAACCGGCCAGTATGCCTCAGCAGAACACGACAACGGGACGGTATCCGGAAGCGCCACCATTGACTGGAACAATGGCAACGTGCAGTACATTACCCTATCGGCAGCCACGACTTTAACCTTCAGTAATCCCCTGTCCGGTGGTCGTTACCTTCTTCATGTCGCAGGAGCCTATGTCCCTACCTTTCCCTCAACTGTCCGCTGGCCCTCCGGTACCACACCAACAGCCACAGCCACCAGTGGCCACAAGGACATTTACAGCTTTGTCTATTCCTCAAAGGAAAGTCTTTACGATGGAGCCCAAAACGCTAATTATGCCACAACCTAAATGAACGTCACTTTTCTCGCAGCCAATACATATTCATCCGGCGCCAGCGTCAATCTCGTTGGCTCAAACCAAAACGTCGTGGCATGGGCTATTTGTTTGGCAGGTAGCGCGCCGACTGCCCCTACATATAACGGAGCGTCCTTTACTTCACTAGGCCAGATATCCTCCGTTTATGGCGCTTCCTTCTGGCTATTCTATCTGCCCAATCCGGCTTCCGGCACCAATACTCTTTCTTTGGGGGGAGCTTCGGAAATCATCCTTTATACCTTCTCCGGCCAAAGTCTTGCCGCGCCATATGACACCACTTCCATCGTCCTGTCAGCCGCAACGTTAATTAACAATATTACGCCCACTGTAAACAGCGGCCTAATTCTCTGCGGAGCAGTTAACGGCTCAGGTTCTTCTGCGATGTCTGCCGGTTCCGGCCAAAGTTACATCCAGTATGCCCTCACAGGCATCTTTGGCGTACAGAGTACCAGCGGCTCCGGTGTAAGTGTTTCAACTTCTTGGACTCCAGGCTCCTATAATTTCTCTCCGCGTTCAACCTTTTCTATTTCGCTGGCACCGCCTATTAGTTCTAACGCCCTATTTTTTGCAGGTGACTAAACATTAAAAATCGCTTTTTATGCAATTCTCCGAAGCCAAGTACGCCTTGGCAAGAAAACTGGATATCAACTATGACGACATTGCCAATAATGGCCTTTTCAGCGACGCCGATTTGAGCAGCTACATCCAGGAAGGGCTAATCCGAGCTTGGGACTATAAGCCGTGGCCTTTTAGCCAGGCCGTGAAGACTGCCACGACAATCGCCAACACCGACTACTATGACTATCCCCAGGATGTAATGAACGGCAGTATTTACCTGCTAAGAGCGGGAAACAAGGAATACAAGAAGCTCCTCATCGAGGACTACCTCCGCTGGTTTGCGGTCAACCCGGCCGACAGCAGCCGCTACTGGGCCGAGACCCAGACCTACATTTTCATAAACAAGAACGCCTACAGCCAGGGAGTCGATACCTTCGATTTGTACGGCAAGGCTATCGCGCCGAACCTGACGAACCCCACCGACCTGCTGCCCTTCTCGCCCATCAGCGACAACGAGCAGTACAGCGGCAACGAAGCCATTATCCAACTGGCTTACAGCGAGGCTTTGGACAGCGAGAAGAAGAAGAATCCGCAAGCGGCAGAAGTCGAACGGAAGAAAGCCTATCAGAGCCTGGACTTACTTTGGAAGCCGTTTGCCGACACCAAAGCGAACTCCCAGCCACAGCGTTCGCTCTTCAATGTTCCAAACTACTTCCCGGATTATCCCAACAGCCGGCAGAGCCCGATTGGAAACTTTAACGTGCCCTTTTGGCCCTAATTCTTAACGTCTCACTTCAATGACAATGCTCTCAGTGATTCCCGCCAATTCAAACCTATTAGGACCCGCCGCCAGCAGCGTACCAGGCGTGGCGCAGGCGGGCAGCCAGTCCACAGCGAACATCTTGCAGCCAGCGGCTCCAGTTACCGCCCCAGCCCAAACCAGCACCACTACGGCGCAAAACGGCGGTTCTGGGGGGTATTCTACGCCGGTTGCGACCTCGACGCCCGCCACTACTCCAGCAAAGCAGCAGCCAACTAGTCAACCAGCCCAAACCTTCTCTTTTGGTAACGGCAAGACCTATGACGTAAACGGCAACGAGGTGGACCAGAATGGCAATATCGCCAACAACGCGGGCCTGGCCGGCATGTCGTCAACGGACTACCTGAACCTTTTGGGTTCGGAGACTGCCACCAACACCGGAACCTATAAGCAGATTCAAAGTGACCTCGGAATTCCAGCAGCTTCCACCGCAGCTTTTGCCACGCCGCAACAGAGCACGGTGGATGTCTACAACCAGGCCTACAACACCGCAGGGCTGGGCGACCTGAAACAGAAGATTTCCGACTACAACGACCAGATAGCGCAGACGAACCAGCAGTATATTGACGCGGTGGGCAAGGAGAACGAAAACCCGTTCCTTTCCGATGCCGCCCGTGTTGGCCGGACGTCCCAACTCTACAATACCGCGCAACAAACCATCGGCAACCTGATCAACGAACAGGCCAACTACCAAAACCTATACGCCCAAGGCGTGAACGAGGCCAACAACATGGTGACGCGCTACACCAACGACTTCACTACAAACCAATCGGTAAACCAGCAGAAACTCACTTACCTGCTCAGTCAGGCAGAAAAACAGCAAGGCGCCGCACAGAACACAGCCACCCAACAGCTTATCCAGCGCTACTACCCGGAGTATCTGTCAGCCTCCGCGCAGACCACAGCCGCGGAAAAGGTTTTTGGCACGCCGCAGACCGGACTTTACTCGTACGACCCGACAACCAAGACCTACAAGCAGATTTCACCGCCCACTGGCCAATACAGCGCCATTACCACCCCGACCGGCCAGGTGTACGGCTTCAACTCGAATACAGGTCAGACCAACACCACCGGCACGAACACGTACAGTGGCCAGTCCGGCACAACCGCAAGCAGCGGGGTCGGCGGCTACACGGCACAGCCTTTGGTTTCTTCCACCGACACGCTTTCTAAACTCCTTGGAACGTATGTCAATGGCCCGAATTCCACTCAATCAGCAAGCTACGAATCCGGCGTTATCAGTACGCTTCAAAGCATGGGCGTGAACGTTAATTCCAACACGCCGGTCAGCCAGCTCCAGCAATACATCCCACAAATCTCTCAAGCCATTAGCACGAACGAGGGCTATAATACGGCGAAAGCTCCCTCCATTACTCAAGCCAACAATCCCGGCGCTATTGAATGGGCAGCAGCACAACAGTACGGCCTAGACAAGCAGTATGGAGCCGTGCCCTTTAAAGGACAGAACGGCATTACCTATGCCGGCTTCTCCAGCCCGCAAGTCGGGATGCAGGCATTGCAGAGCTACCTCGGCAGCATCATGGGCGTTAGCCAGCCGGCCAACAACAATGTCGGCGGCATGGCCAGTTCAGGCCAAGGCGGCTTGAGTGTTTCAAATGCTCCGGCCAATCAGGGAGATATCAGCGGCGTAACGCAACTAACACAGGCGTTTTCAAACCTCGCACCAAGTTTCAGCAGCACCCAACAACTCGCACTTTCAACATCCACGTTCCAAGGCTACCTACAGTCAGGGAATACCGAGGCAGCAGCAAATTTCATCAACACTCTGGCCTATAAGGCCATGCAGCCGAATACGCAGTCAAAGGTGGACAACGTTTCCGAGGCCATTGACGCCTACACGCAGGCGCTCACTATTCTCAACAACCATCCGGAACTGAGCACGGGTGTCTACCAGAATATTGTCCAGAGCGCCAAGCCTTGGGCTGGAACCAACCCCACCAAAGACTACCAGCAATTTAACCAGTTAATGAACGTTGGCAACTCACTTTTGGAAAATGGCTTGTATGGTATTCGCCTGAACCCCACCGACATTGGCCAGTCCTCACAGTTCCAACCGGGCCAGGATGACCCGACCGCAACTGTTATTACCAAGCTCAAAGGCGCTATCGGCTTCTTCAATTATGCCAATGCCAAGACCTACTCCGCACAGACCGGCGTTCCCGCGCCAGCCCTCACAACATTTCTTCAACAGTCAGGCTATCAACAATAAATAATCTCAACACCTATGGGAGCAATCACAATTCCAAATTTAGGCCAACCAGGAGCAGGCGGAATTCCGCTGTCAGTACAATCCGCTCCGAGCGGGATGCCAACCCTCACGACGCCGGCAGCAGTTACGCCGGCCGCGACCACATCACCGTTAAATGCGCCGGCAACATCCGCAACGTCGGCAGCGTCTAGCGTTTCGCCGCTCTACCAGCAGTTCATTGCCAGCGCCGGCCAAGCAGGGCAACTGGCGCAGAATTTCCCGTCTGCCCAAACGGCGCCAGCCTCACAGCAGGGCTGGATACAAGACATCCTCGGTCCTGAATTGAGCGCGGTTGCCTCAGGCGCTCGGGGCCTCCAGGCCACACCCGACGTATTGGAAGCCGCAGGCGACACTATCATCGGCAATGGCCAGGGCGCCGCAGCTCACGAGCAGGCGGCCAATACCACCATGGCCAGTCCCATCGGCAACGTCAAAACTTTCAAAGGCATGAATAACGAAGAACTGCTTGGAGCAGCTACCCAAACGGCAGGCCAAGGGCTCATGCTTGGTGGCGCACCGGCCGCAGCGAGTTTTGGCGCGCAGGCCGGCGGCAGCGCCATGCAGAATGACAAAGGCCCAGTTCAGGTAATTAAGCAAGGCCTGATTGGCGCTATTGGCGGCAAGCTGGGCGAAGCGGTAGCGCCGTATGCCGGGAAAGCCTTAGGCGCCGCCTACAGCGCCGTAGTTCCGCAGGCAGCCCAAGACATTATCGGCGGAGCAGCGGACGCAGTTAGCGGCGGCCTTCAAAAGCTTTCCCAAGCCATCAGTCCCACGTTGGACAAACTCATCCCGGACAAGACCACCAGCAACATCTTGACCCCGCTCCTGGATAAGGTCTCGCCCACTATCAGCAAGATGTTCACGTCCAGCGCCGGTGAAGCGGCCGATTCGAGCATAAGCAACGTCCTCTCTGCAAATGGAAAAGCCATCAATCTCCGTACGACGCTTGGTAGCGAACTCACCGACATGTCTGACACTCTGACGCAGCAATTCCCGGACGCCAAAGTCACGCTCAATGCCAGCCAGGTGCAAGCCATCCAGAACGCCGCGACGAAAGCCGGGATTTCCTTGCCGAAGTTCATGGACACCGCAGCGACAGCCAGTATCGCTGGAGAAGATGTCACCTCCTCAGTTGGCGAGAAGATACCCAGCATTGACCTGACCATTTCGCAAGCCCAAGAACTTGGCACATCGCTCAACCAAGCCTACGAGAAGGGATACGTCGAAAGCGTCTATGGCGACTTGCGCCAGACTGTCAGAGATTCTCTCAACACTGCGCAACCCGGCCTCGGCACCGTCTATGACCAAATGTATGAAACCGCCTCCAAAGGATTCCGAGCGCTGGACAGCCTGTCAGATATCTTCAACACCAAACCGGGAGCTGTAACGGCCACCGACCTCAATGGCTCAATCGCCAAAATCCAAAACCTTTCTTCCACTCCTCAAGGGCAAAAGATTCTTCAGATGACAATGGATAACTTCAAAGCTACGACCGGTGTTGACCTAAGCACCGAAACCAATGCGGTGGCGGCAGCGGGCAAAATAAAAGACCCGCTGGTAAGACGGGCCGCGAACGCAGCAATAGACCTCTTAAAGAAAAACGGAATGCTTGGAACGGCGATAGGCGCGTACGAAGTGTTAAAACACTTCTAGGCCTATGCCTTGTTAACCCATTTCTGCAAACCGTCCAAGATTCCATTCCAAGCCTTATACAGCACGTACCATACCGCAATAAATGCTATTATGTTCATAGAACTCCTTTCACTTCGCCTTAGTTGTTATGGTATCTGTCTTAACATCCCACGCAGTTGACGTTTCGACTTGTAACGAATATGAGTGGTCACTACCAGGAGCTAAACCATCCTCAGAAAAAAGAGTATCCTTCAAACCTTTCGTCGCCAATCCCTGTTCTACGTCTGTCGGTTGAACTTCCGCCCCGTCAAACTCCAGCGTTACCGTCGCATCAGGAAGGGTCTTAATCATAATTGAGATGTTGTCCGCAGTAACGCTGATCTGGCAGTTTGAGTAAAGCGTTGAAGTATCAATCAGGCTTGGGTCTTGAGGTAAACCGGAAGGAGTGTCTGAGCCAATCGGTTGAGAACTTGACGGAATGGTTGATTGGACAGGCGCGGCGGATTGGTTAGGGTTTTGCACGACCGGCGTGGGGGTATCGGGATAGGGCGCATAAACAGCCTGGGTATAAGACGGCTGAGGCTCAGCACCCAAAATCGCACTCATATCTACCAAAGCACCAGCCATATCAAAGCAGTTGCCGTCCATGAAGCAGAAGTACTTTAAAGCCCCGGTGACGTCGTAATACTTGCCGTCCCCGAAGCCGTATACATCCCCGGCCGCCCGGACATGCCACGGAATTATAAGAGCACATAGCACCAGCACCAATATCAGTTTCTTCATAAGAAAGTCCTTTCATCCACACTTTAATCCTTAATCAATAACCAGTCAAATCGGTTATCCCCTTTTTATACACATGCCCGACCTAACTTTGCCAAGTGACCACGATATCCTAAATACCCTCGTTGCCAATGTTTCCAACATGAAGGAGGGTCAAGATAGATTTCATCAAGAGATGAAGGAGAGTTTTAGAGACTTAAAAGAAAACTACGCCGACCGGTTAAGCAAAGTTGAAAATGGTTTGAGTAATGCTGACAAAGTGTTCTTGGCCAAAAAAGACCAAGACGAAAAAGACGCAGCTTTAGATAAGCGGATTACCTGGCTGGAGAGGATTGCCTATGGAGGTTTAGGGATTATAGGGTTTATTGAACTTTACTTTAGAATTATTAAGTAAAAACAACTTTATGATTGAACATTACGGCAAAGGTGCCATTATCGTCCAAGTTCTGCCCGAGACCCAACTCGCCGCAGCAATCCCGGTTGTTGATTTCACTATTCCCTTTCAGCTCCCCCAGCCGCCCGATACTGACCAGGGCTTGGCTGACTGCTGTGTAGGTGAGGGCTGGAGCAAATACCACTGGCAGTTTGAGCGGACTCAATTCAGCGTCCGGTCGCTATTCGCCTTTATCGCCCAACAGTATGGCGCTGATATTGGCGATGGTGGAAGTCGGCTGGTGAGCTGTGGCCAAGAGACATTCGCCGAAGCTCCAGACCCAGACCCCAAGACTCCGGCGAATATGCGCGATAAGACCGGTCTCGATGAATCGCTCGCTCAGCCGAACGAGGAAGCAAACCTGCTTCAGCTCCAGCACGACGACATCAACACGCTTGCTTACGCCATTAAGAACTTCCAGGGCGCGGTGTTTGGCGTCCAGGGAACAAACGCTGGCTGGCAGGACATGGAAAACCCCGTCCCGCCGACCGCCACCGAAGCCGCGACTATTGGACAGCCACACAGCCCCGTGTGGGGCCACTGCCTCTACGCCATGGGCTACCACGTCCACAGCGACGGCCAGCGCTGCATTATCGCCGCATCGTCCTGGTGCAACGAAGTCAAACAGCACCACATAAGAGAAAGCTATTTTACGTCCGGCAACACCTTCATTGGGTTTACCGTGACCAAGAAAGGACAGACTATGGACCAGAAGTTTATCATCAACATCAACGGCACGGAAGGCGTGCTGGTTGTCGGACAGTTTGCTGTCAGCGGCGCGCTTGCCAAAGACCAGCAAACCCTCGACAATCTCAAAGCCGCATTTGGTTTCACCGGCAGCGAACCTACGGTGACATTCCCAAATCAGTAGCGCCTTGTGGATATCTCGTTTGCAGGATTTTGCAGAAGTTTTATAATTAGCGTAGCTGGCGAAAGCGAGCACTTTTAGGGGGAGCAGGTTTTCTTCATAACTTTACCTAGCTCCCCCGCCTAACCTCCTTAACAATTCGTTTTCGGACTGGGAGCAGTCAGCTTTCTAGCTGACAACAGTCGTGCACACTGGCTCCTTCCAGCCCGCAAGCGAACCTTGCGGAATCTCAGACTCCATAGGAGGAGTGTATGTATGACGTTCGCGTCATTGAAGAAAATGGTGACCAGAAGTATTACCACAACGTAGGCGTTGCCTTCGGCTGCAAAGACGGCTCACTGAACGTGAAGCTGTATACCCAGCCAGGCCTCGTCCTGAACATCAAGGAGCGCAAGCCCAAGCCCCAGGAGCCGGCCCATGCCTGAAACCACCCTGATTGCCGGCCACGACACCACCGGCACGCTCACGCGGCAGGAATTGGCGCTCGTGCCAGCTCCGCCGTCCACGCTAACGCACCAGGTAATTCCTCACGTGGAGATTGTCAACTCGCTGGAGGAACAACTCGGCTTCCGCCACATCGCCATTGCCAGGGAAGAATACGCCGTCACCAAGGACGGCCGGAACTTCTTCGGGGTAATGACGCTTGACCAGGGCATTGACGGCGCCCAGTTCGCTCTAGGGGTTCGCAACAGCCACAGCAAGCAGTTCCGCCTATCCATCGTTGTCGGGCTCCGCATCTTCGTTTGTTCAAACCTCTGCTTCTCCGGCGACTTCAACATCGTGCTGGCCAAGCACAGCAAGAACTTCTCGCTCAGGAACGCCCTCAGCATCGGCATTGACGAAGCCCAGCGTGGCTTTGAGCCGATGCAGATTCAGGTAGAGGCGTGGAAGGAGCTTCAACTCAGCGACGACCAAGTGCGCCTGACCATCTTCAAGGCTTTCGTGGAAGACCAGCTCGACGCGCCAAAACACCTGGCCCGCGAAGTCTGGCACAACTGGCAGGAACCCGCCTTTGACGAGTTCCGCCCGCGCACCGCCTACTCGCTCAACAACGCCTTCACTTCGGCTATCGGCGAGCTAGAACCGGTTCCGCGCTATAAAGCCACCGCCAGCCTCGGCAGTTTCTTCAAGTAACGGCAACGGGGCGGCAGAACATCGTCCGCCCCCTCCATTAACAAAAAATAATGTGTCAGAGGCCAACAGGCCTTTAACATGATTTGACCAAGCTTTAAACAGAAACACTGACCTCTAAGTTAGGCAACTGATTGCACTTAACGAATTGCTCCCTCCCCCCTCACGTCGAGCTCTTGACAACGCCTCCAATAAGCTTACACTGGTTTTGGCTCTCGTTTTTCTTAAGGAGAGCTAAATGCCAACACTTCCGCGCGACCCGCACAAACTCATCTTCAAGTACGGCCTCGCCGCCATCCTGCTCGTCGAACTTTACAAATTCATCAAGTTCATAGCCAGCTAACCCTCCAGCCAAAATAGTTGGAGTCTCGGCCTTCGATGATCCTCCTAAGCCTCAATTGGGCTTGGGGGTTAGCTGCCCGCTAATTATTCACTGCCCTAAATTCGCTGGACTTTGTAAACTACCCGAATGTTGATTGGAACCTGATTGTAAACCAGCGACTGTCGGCACCCATAACCCTATGCGTGAAATTATCCTCTTTAGTGTTACTGCTATTGTCTTCTTTGTTCTCGGTTGTACTATTGGCGAGTCCGTCGCTTACGACCGAGTTACCGGACGACTTCTTCGTCCAACTTCAAAGCCAGCACCAGACCAACATTAAACATCGCGAAAGAGTCAGCCTCATTAACTTCTTTGACCACTACCACGGCAAAAAGCCTTATCCGATAACCGCCTATCTCACCTATGCCGACCAATACCAAATTGACTACCGTCTCCTGCCAGCAATTTCGGTTGCCGAATCCAGCGCAGGAAACCACGCTTGTGGAGATAACTGGTTTGGATGGCAAAGTTGCAAAGGTTATAACTTTGGGAGCGTTGCTCAAGGCATTCAACTCATTACTGAACAACTGGCGTGTGGAAGTTACTACCAGGGAAAAACTCTAGTTCAAAAGCTGCATAGCTATAATCCGAACCCTAGCTATGCGCCTAAAATAATTGGGTTCATGAAGGAAATCAAATGACTAAGTTCGAACAAGCGTTGCTCCACGCCGCCAAGGTGGCGCTGCACATCATATGGTCAACGTTTCTGCTGGCCTTGTTTGTGTATTTTGCAAACCACGCCAGCGTACCGGCATGGTTCAGCACCGACTTGGTAAAGTACGGCGTGCCGCTGGCTACCATTAACGTAATCTGGTCCGGCATTGTGGAGTGGTTCCAGGCCGAAGTGCCGACCATGCCGACCATTGACACGGCCCCGCCGCAAGCCTAATGACAAACTCTGATTTCATAAACTGCGTTTGCGGCAAGGACGTTTACTATAGGGACTTGCCGCAGCATTACCAGCTCAAACATGAGTGGCCCAAAGATCCCATGCAAAATCTGCCGCCGGACAGTCAGAGCCAGCCGGATGAAAGAGCACATGTGGGAGCATGAGCCGCCTTTGCGCTGCAAGAAATGTGGAGCGCTGCTTAGAGGTCCATTCGACCACTTCAATAAATGCCCGTAAAAGTGAAGTAATTGCCCCTGTGGCGGGACTTTTAGTCCCGACCTAGGGAAAGGAGCCAAACCCGGAACATATCGACCGCCGGTCTAAAAGTTGGCTCCCCTCCCCAGTTCAAACCAAAGGAGGACTGGGTATGCCGGTAATCAATCGGATATTGTATTACTGCGAACTTCACAAGCCAACATTCGGCAAACAGAAAGTCAAAAGATACTGTCGCCGAATCAAGTGCTGCCACTTGAAAAACCAACCTCTCACCCAAATCACCAATCTCCGCCACACCTCCGCTACCTAAACCCCGCCAAGCCCGCAATGGGCAGCTTTACAAGCCCTCGGTATTCTGAGGGCTTTACTTTCAGTAAAGGAGTATGGAACAATGGCAAACGACACAACGCAATCACCCAAACCCGAGGTACGAAGAATGACTGTACTTGAACAGCTAAAGAAGTTGGACGAACAACGCGCGGCTTTGCTCGACAATGCCAAGAAGGAAGCCCTGGCAAAAGCCGAGACCGCTGTCGCGGACCTAAACAGCTTGGGCTTTGCCTATCGGCTTGTGGAAGGCGACGCCGCGCCGAGGAAACGGGGAACCAGGGCCGGCGCCGGAGCAGTTGATCCGACCAAGCCGTGCTCCGTCTGCAATTTCTTGACGACGCCCAACCACGATGCGCGCAAACATCGCGCCCAGGGCGAGAGCAAGAAGCCGTTCACAGCCAAAGAGCTGGAAGCGTTCGGCCTGAAAAAGGCGTAATCAAAAAGCCGGTCAGACTCAGTAAGGGTTTGACCGGCTTCTCTTATTTATCTTGCCATCCGCACCGCGGACAAAGTGTCCATTCCTTGTTCATTTGATAGGCACATTTGAAACACTTTTTGTAGCGCCCAACTGCCTCTAGGACGGGTTTTTGGGGCTGGACCCGTGGGTTTACACCAGCCGTCGGCAGCCCGGCTCTTTTCCGCCTCATCCATTCGGCCTTGTACGCCCTCAGGCTATCCAGGTGCCTCTCGTAATAGAGCTTTTGGTAGTTGCGGTTCCGTTTGCGGCCCTTGGGAGATTTGGCGTACCGTTCATTGCGAGCAGTAGTCCGAGCGACGCGGCACGGGTCGCAAAAACGACGATAGTTGTTTGTGGACAGGAAATAATTGAGGCAGTTTGGAGTGTGGCAGCGGCGTTGTCTTAACGGCATTTTGGTTTTGCAAACCCAGCCCCCTCCAGGCTGGGTGATGAATTATCAAAGGGGAATATCGGCTTCGTCCATTTCGCCGAACTCAATATCTTCCGGCGAGAGCCTGCTGACGCCGGCCTGCTCCACGATTTGAGCCGGAGTCGGCTTTGCCGGGGCCGCAGCCGGCAGGTTGTCGTGCGGCACTTTCTTTTCGTCGAACGGCGGCAGTACCTGCTTAGCCATCATGAAGCTATCGATGTTGTTGTGCTGCTTGCCGTCTGACTTCGGTTCGGAAACCGACACCGTGACGCGCAACTGCTTGCCGATTAGGCCGTTCATCATGGCAATGGTGTAGGCCTTGCCTTCCTCTTCGGTGAGGGGATGTTTGGCGACCGCCGAGGCGACCTTCCACGTCAACGGGTTCTTGCCGCTCTTGTAAGGAATCGGTGAAGTGCGCACGCCGCGCCTCCACAACTTGCGGCCGTAGTGAGGGCCGGGCTCGATGAGCGTGAACTCAAACTTGAACACTTCCTTTTTCTCGCCCTTGAATTCGGAGACGTCCTCGGCGATGTCCGTAATCTCGACTTGGTAGACGTCTTCGGGGATGAGGGGCCAGTCTTTCTTCTCCGGCACCTTCATCTCGGTAGTTTCTGATAATGGCATACGATTGATAATTTCTGCCGCGGAGGCGGCGTTATTTCTTGATACCCAATTCTTTGACTATTCCATACTCTACCGTTCCACCCTTCAGTTCGCCGCAAGTGACAGTCTTTTCTTCGTCTAATACTGTCTTTTTCCAAATAGCCAAACCAGCGAATAGCCGATAGTTAAACTTCAGCACAAGCTTACAAGTAATCGATAAACCGGCCTCAATGCCCCAACCGGCCTCAATGCCCCAACCGGCCTCAATGCCCGAACCGGCCTTAATGCCCGAACCGGCCTCAATGCCCCAACCGGCCTTAATGCCCTCACCGGCCTTAATGCCCTCACCGGCCTCAATGCCCCAACCGGCCTCAATGCCCGAACCGGCCTCGGCTACTATGTAGCCTTCGGCCTTAAGAGAAGTAAAACGAACATAACCAAGTTGACCGGCTATTTCAATATTTCCCCTAAAGTCAGCAACATCTTCTGTGCCGATGTAGTCTTTCCAGTAACTGTCAGACTGCTTAAAATCATCAGCAGTCAGTTTTAAAGTTTTCATTGGTGCTTAATTAGTTAATCAGTCGTTACTTTTCTTCGTTCCTGTTTATCGCTCTCGCGAATAGACAGGTATTCCTTTTCCTGGATGACCAGCCCGTCAATGTCGGTTTTGCCTTGCTTGGCAATCTCTTTGGCGGCGCCGTCCCAGAAAAGTTTATTGATGGTCTCGGAAACATAGTCCGTCAGTCCTTTCGCTTTCAGCGCGGCGACGGCTTTGGTTTCATCGAACACCTGGACAGTCTTGCGGACTGCCCGCGTAACCGTGGCCTCTTGGAAGCGCTGGGATAACACACCGGCCTTCTTGAGCTCCTCGGTTATTTTGAGTTGTAGAGCGTCGCGCTTTGCCTTTAGCGGGGTAGTGGCCTTTTCGTAGGCTTCATCGTACTCCGCGATTTGGCGGCGCAACTCCACAAGCTCTTTAACTTCGGCTTGCATTGTTGTTAGGTTTGGTTTGTTAAAGTCTTCGACTTTTGTATGGTTATTTTAGCCGTTTGGTTAATATGGCGCAAGATAGCGGAAACATTGAGGTTTGGCGATATTGTGCGAAGTTATCCACAGAGTGGTTTTGACAAAACAGTATTTCTTTACTACACTTCACCTTATAAGTTAAGACTCTGCGGATAAGAACCCTCTATCTTGGGGTTGGCTTTGCTCCGCAGAGTCGGCCAACAACAAGGTAAAGGGTTTTTTATTATAGTAAGCCCCTCAAGGTAGTCTGGTTATGCCGAAAATGTCATATTAACCAACATCGTCAGCCAAAAACCAAATGTCAGACCTCCTCTGCATAAAATGTTCAACATCACTCGCTCCCGCCAATTTCGATACCGACGTTTGCAGCGTGTGCGGGCAGAAGTTCTCTTGGGGTAGCCAAGAGGAGGCTGTGGAAGCGGCGCTACAATTTATGAACAGAACAGCAACCCCCTCACTGGCAACGGCTCAATAGCCGGAGCGCGAGCGAGCGGGTTTTTGTTTTGTATAATTCGCCACCAGCCGGCTATCAGTAGATCCGGCCAAACAACTTCGGCTGAAACCGGCATCGGATGCAGATTCAGTCCCCGCTCTGTCCCAGACCTGACAACGGGGGACCGTCATCTGCACCTGATCCGGGAGAACGCGGCACAGTTGAGCAGACAACAATTCGGGACACGCAAAGGGGACGCCCCGACTGCTTGCAACCAAACCGCTCGGCGGCGAAAAATATAGGTTTTCCTTGAATCACACCGGGCATTTGACGGGGTGAAAAGGTCTTATTGTGTTCTGAACGGCGCGGTGCTAAAATTCACGGCATCATGGTGGTCTTGCGGCTTTTCTTAGTGGTGACCGCGATTCTCGCAACTGCTTGTGACCAAGATAAGGTGGCTCAGTTAGAGAAAGCGAACAAAGATCTGCGCACTGAGCTTGATAAACAGAAACAGATTATTGACTTGGATACACAAGGGAAATGCGCGAATGCGGCCAAACAGTATTTCCAGGAGGAGTTTTCGGCGGATAGTTCTACGATATTACTAGATCACCATAGCCACTATAACAAACCGCTTGGCAAATGCTTCGTGATGGTTGAGTGGCACTATACGGACAAGTATAGCAAGACGGGTTCGTGGTATAACCTTATTAAATTGGTCGATGCCTATCAGCGGGACGAATATGGAACGTTCTCCCTTTATACTGATATCAGCATTGGTCCCAAATTTAGCTCTGAAGAGCGACTCTATCAATGTGAAGTTAGTGGTGCGAAGTGCACCAGTATCCAGCAATTTAGCCAATTCGCTAGTCCATTTATGACTAATTAAGTTGTGGATAACCCCATCACACTCCGCATACCTAAGCCAGTTGACGCCACTTTTTAGTCTGATAAACTTAAGGTAGACAATTAACCTGAACTCCTACGAACAAATTCCTCTTCGACCGCGACCAGCGCGGCGCCCCTCTAGAAATCCTCATAGCCTATCACCTCCACGGCCTGAACATTCCAGTCGGCTACAATCCGCACTCCGGCACAGACGACCCGCGGCGCGAGGACTATGACATCTACGCCGGCCCACAAGGCCAGGAGACTTTCCTGGAAGTGAAGATGGACTGGCAGAGCGGCATTACCGGCCGCGTGTTCATCGAAGAAAAGACCCTCCGCAATACCAAAGCCAGCAAGGTTGTTATCGGCCGCCTGTTACTTGATGTCTTCGACGTTGAACGCTTGAAAGCTCTCTATAACGCCAAAGACCGCATCTCGCGCGGCGACGGAACCTTTGCCGAGCAGTATCGCTTCAAGCATTTGGTAGGAGGTGACCAGGCCGACAACCGAGGGATGTTGTTGGATTGGAGAGTGTGCAAAGAGAACAGCCAGCCGTTTTGGCTGGTAGCTAAACAATTAACGCAACAATAATGTTCAAGAACAGCAGACATCAGAAGCTAAAGGATTGGCTTCAGAAGAAGATTGATAAAACCGAACGCAGGATAAAACGCGCCGAGCTGGAGGCAAAGTATCAAAAGCAGGCACACCGCGCGATTGAAGCGCGAACCGAGGAAGCACTGAGGTCCTGGCATGAATATCTAAAATTATTAAAGGCCGGCAAAGCTGTATGACCCCCATCTTTGATGGCACAATCCGCGACGGCAAACTTCTCCTCAACAAGAGCGAGCAGTTTAAGCAGCACCTCGCCGGCCTGAACGGCAAGCAAGTGCAGGTGACGGTTGAAAAGTTGAAGCACAGCCGCACGAATGGGCAGAACCGCTACTACTGGGGCGTAATAGTGAAGCTCATCGCCCAGCACATCGGCCACGACCCGGAGCAGATTCACGAAGCGCTCAAGACGATGTTCAGTCCGAAGTGGCATTTGGGCGATAAGGCCATTCCGACCAGCACCACCCGCCTCGACACTCTGGCTTTTGTTGAATACACCGAGCGGTGCAGGGTGTGGGGGAGCGAGTTCCTCGGGCTCAACATTCCGTTGCCCGGAGAGGTTACGGTTTAGGACGCTTGAATATCAGGCCATAGTGGTCGCCGGGAACGCTGTGGTCGTCCCAAGGAACCGTCCTGTGAGTGGTGCATATGAGTTCCCATCCTTCACGGCCACGCTCGTTCATGAACTCCTGCCATCCTGTGCTGAAGTCTTCATGGCCAAAGAGGTATAAATCGGACACCAAATACTCAAATTGACTCATGGGTAGAGTTTAACAAATTAAGCGCCCGAAGTGGCGCGAAAGGAACAGTTTATGGGTAATATTACCCCAACGGTAGGAAGAGTCGTTTATTTTAAGACCCGTGGAAGTGCCGATGGTGTTTATCCGCCGACAAACTTTGCGGCTATCATCACGAATGTGTCTCCAGAGGGCACGGTGAACCTCGTCTGTTTCGGAGACACTGGCCTGCGTTTCGAACTTAAAGTGACTCAAGGCGAAGCGCCTGGCCAATGGGACTGGATGCCGTTTCAGAAGGACCAGGCAGCAAGATTGGTGCCCGGAACGCCCATTGCTCAACCTGGCGGCGTACCCGACAAAATCGCTTAGTTTCCGACCCTTGCCGAGAGGCAGGGGTGAGCAACTAAACCCAAAGCCTATTCTCGAACAGCATATCCAAAAGCAAATCCTCGACTACCTCCGCTTTCGCGGCATCCCGTGTTACAAGCACCAGAACGCCGGTATCCGAAAGCCGGATGGTAGCTACATCCCCACGCACACGCGCGGCGTCTCAGACATTATTGGTTGCATTCCGAAGACCGGCCGCTTTTTGGCGATTGAGGTGAAGAGGCCCGGGGGAAAGCCGACATCCGAGCAGAAGCAGTTCATTGACACAATTAATGATGCTGGGGGACTGGCGTTTGTGGCCTCTTCTATTGACGATGTTTTGGTCAAGTTATGTGTTGTTTTGGAGCAGAGCAAGTAACGGACGCAATACAATCAGTTATCGAGCCACTCTGCTTTTCCAGTTCTTTAACTATGTCATTACCTTCAGTTGCCGTTTCAATGCATTGCACTAGTATCTGAATAGCCTTTGACGCTTGACCCGAAATAAACAACATTTGAGATATGCTTAAGCGTTCTAATGTTTTTAGTGCATCTTGATACTCCTTACTTAATTCCCCACGCTCTCTTTCATCCATCGGCGCGGTATTCAGGAAGTGCTCATAGTATCGGCGGTTCGTGTGTTTTACGATTGCCAATTGGGCAAGAATCGCTGAGTATGCTTCCGTAGCTTTCTCCCAAGACTTGGTAGAGCGAAATTGTCGAATTGAGAGACGTACGGCAATCAACGGTGCGATGACCATGCCTATTATCGTAATTACGATTTGAGCAATGCCAATCCAGTTTTCCGGCTTCATCTTGACAGCAATGATAACCCATCGTGTACCTTTTGCAAATCCTCAATCCCCAGGCTCCGTAGGTACCGCTCCGTCGTGGTGATGGAGGAGTGCCCCAGAATCCGCTGAAGGTAGTACAGGTTTCCGCCAGCCCGCAAATAATTAACCGCAAACGAATGTCTCAACGTATGCCAACTCGTTCTCACCCCGATAATGCCGGCTTGCCGGCACACGACCTTAAAATCTCGTTCCGAGTTCCGAACGGACAGCGGCGTGCCGGTGCGCGTGCAAAACACCCGCGTATGCTCGTGCTGAGCGAGATGCCGGTAGAGGGCCTTGCGCAGCTCAACGCTCATTGGTACGAGTCGATGTTTGTTGCCCTTTCCCTTGACGCGAAGAATCAGGTTGTCGAAGTCCACGTCTTGGCGCGTCAGGCCAAGCAGCTCACTTATCCGCAGGCCGCTGTCGAGGGCTGCGACGGCGATGATGTGAGCCCGAGCCTGATTACGGCCGACGGGCTTCCAGTGTATAAGCCGATGGATTTGCTCCGCGGAAAACGTCGCTAGGATTTTCTGCTCTTCTCTTAGATAGTTCAGGTGTCTGTCTTCCCCGGCCCATTTCCAGTACGCGTTCATTGCGCAAATGTAGGTGTTGACCGAGACGGGTGAGATTCCGGCGTTACGCAGGTTGATGACCCATTGTTTTGGCTCGCCGCCGTGCTTTCGCCACGACTGGAAGGCGCAGTTGTAGTAGACTAGAGTCTTGTGGGACACGTTCAAGAGGTATTTTCGTTCCTCTAGAAACTCTTCGAATCGTTCCAT